CCAATGAGCAGACCGTGTGAATTGAAATACTTAGTCCACTCAACGGTCTCGAAGAAATACCCGAGAAACTCCGACGACGCCTCCATCACCTCCTCCATTATGTCCGCATACATGTCGGGAGCATGGGCTGTCAGCAACAAGTGGCCAAATCCTTGAGTTGCAACATGGTCTGCTGCATGCATGTAGTTCCTCCTCATCCGATCCGAACGGTAATCAGAACGCTTTGTTGATAGGCGACCGGGGTCATGCATCACTGGAAACTGGGGAACACTCATTCCTAGGCGGGCGTAATTGTCCTTATCGAGTAATCCCTCGGGCACAAGCCGCAAGTGCAACAATGGCTCCGGTTTGGTCTGCTTCTCGAAGTCGAAACGCAGGCCAAAAGTGAGAAGGATGTCCTCCTGCCACTCCTGCAATCGTGCCTCAACCATCTTATCAACACTCATCATGATATCGTCGGACGCATGCCCCAGTGACACGTGATTCTTGAACTCGGATAGCGGCATATCAAACACTTTGCCCCAGGATGCCACAAGAAGTATGCGAACCCAGTTGCGATTGTCAGAGCTGGTAAATGCCCCGCCGGTAGCGCCACCTCCATTCTTCCGCGTGACCACGCCGTCCATTAGGTTGACGACGAGTCCTGTTGCCACCGCATGGTAATAGGCCTCGACGAAAGACGTGGCAGCCTTGGCACCCCACCATCCCTCGATCCCACGTTCGTACAAACGCGTGGAGCCAATCGAGATGAACTCCTTTGGGACCTGGGAGTCAAAGCGCCATCCATCGGCAGTCACGATACACGAAAACTTAGTGATCATGTCGTAGGCCTCCTGCAAGGCGCCTTCACGGCGTGGCAGTTGGTTAAGGACTAACGCCTCGAGAGGAGCAACCCGCTTATTGACTTCGCCGAGGATTGTGTTGGCCAGGATGGCGGTGATACGATCACCGGCAGTGACGGTGCGAATAGCAGATCTGTCGGCCAATACCTTCTCACGGGGAACAACATCGGTCTTCGGGAATGAGTGGAATGCTACGTCAGGCATGACACCTGATCCCAGCAACTTCTCGACGGCTTGTGCAACTGCCTGGTACCACCCAGAGTTCTTGATCTCCGCGCGTGACCGAATGGGGGGCATGAACGGGAGCCCAGCGGAATATTTCCACTCCGAAGCAATCATCGCAGCAGCGACGGACATCGGTTGAGGTCGGTCATACAAGGGTCGAGCATCCTCAAACACCTGGTCAGCAGCACGGGCAATAAGATCCTTGGTCTCCGGTGTGAGTGTGGGACGCGGCACGCAGTAACGGTCAATTGAGGACTGCACAGTTGCGTGGTCCGCCAACCAGGCAGAATCGATGCCACGTGGAGCACCACGTGCCAGTGTCTGGGCCAAGCGCCTCGCCTCACGCTCAGTTTCATAGAAACGTGCGTTAAACGCAAGGTCCAAGTCATTGTTATCCTTCGGACCAAACGTGGCGTGAGGCATTCTGACCACTCGAGAGGGGGCCGCTGTCGACAATATGGACGTATCGACACCAGCGCCTGACATCTTGGCAATCATGTCGTTCGCCCAAGCCGGGTATGAAGCTGATGGCTGGTACACGAAAGTAGACAACTGCATCAAGAACAGCTCAGACCGCGACAACCTGGCACCCTTACGTGACGACAATAAAGCCCACACCGACTTGGGGTTTTGGCGATGACGGATGTCAACGAGGTCTGCCAACCCAAACATGATGACACCAATGGCAGCCCGTACTTCTGCATCAACTCGCCCAACCGTGTCCATGATGTCAAGACACATCCCAGTCACCTGCTTAACGAGCTTACTTAGCTCCATGCCAACTTTGGAGATCATGTCCTGCAACATGATCAGTGGGGCCACCAATGTTGCAACGTGCTCCTCGATGGCCTCACGCACCCAGAATGCGAACGCCTCAACTGACTCCACAACACCGCGCACTTTGCCGTAAGCATCCAGATATGCAGCGTATGTTTGTGCTGCAGGGGTTGACTCAAACCTCTTCGACATCTCAGGGGTCGTGAGGTCGACCTGGGACATGTAGTCCATCGCATCATTGGCATCTGCGTGTGCCAAATCAATCCCAGCCGCCATCATGGCTGCATTAAAGTCGTACCCTTCGCGGACTAATTGCGCAACGCATTCCGCAGCAAACTTGATATCATTAGGGTCAACGCCCGCTAGTTGGACAGGCACGGTGGTTACAAATGGGCACAATGACCACGCAATTGCCCTCACAACAGGGCTTGTAACCCCTGTGTCATCAATAAGCTCACGGGCTGCATCCTCCGACAATGAGCCATAGGTCTGCCGGGCCACAACCTCCCTAAGCACAGTGATCACCTCATGTAGGATGGTCAGCTTGTCGGTTGGAAGTAAGAGGGTGGCATCTGCATCACGGTTGGTTACACAGTACCACCACAAAGAGGCACAAGGCGTCAACACGTTGTCCAAAACAACTTTGGCCCGCTCTACCACCTGAGGAGCTTTCCAGTCCGGCTGACTGGACAGTTCACGTAAAACTGCATAATCGGGCAGACCAGCGGGGAGGTGCATTGACGGTGCCATCGCCGCCTGATCCACCAGTTGGTCCAGCGTTAACGCAGTATGCGTTGATGCTGGCAACACCGAGTTCCATAGCTCATGGATCTCAGCATCCGACATAGCCCTATCATTGGCAACTGTCAGACACATCGACACGAACGCTCTAGATGAGCGCAAGTAGGGGTAATCCTCAAGCATCTCAGTAATGAGACGCATCTTCTCTTCGGGGGACCCCAACACCTTAACGGCATCCAGATACCGTGCAAAAGCTTTAGAAAATCCTTGAGCTGACATGCTAAAATCTGTTGAGCCGAACCTAGTTAATCGCAATAATGGTTTGGCGGGTTTCGTGAATTTTTCACGATATAAT